CTTTACTAACGACCGCCTCGGGTGTAAACCCAGGGCAGTCAATATTATCGGCCCCCGCTGCTGCTCGTTTGTGGGACCTCCAATCTACTAACCATTTGGTTAAGTGGTTGGAATACCTCGGCGACCAGCGCGGTTTGGCCATGTTCCGACGAATTCAATTTCTATCCCGCCCTTGGGCCCACTGGTACCGCCGCCGTTTTTGGCTGAAAAAGGATTTATTCCTTGGTCGGTTACATTTGAAATATGAGCCAGCGGGTAAGATTAGGGTGTTTGCCATGGTTGATTATTGGACTCAGTATGCTCTTCTCCCGATGCACCAAGCTTTATTTAAGATTTTAAATAGGTTTGGTGCATCTGACGCAACTTTCGATCAGGACGGGGCGGTCCGGTCATTTGCCGGTACTTGCCCAGAGTATTACTCTTATGACCTCAAATCGGCTACAGATATGATCCCGATCTCATTGTACAAAATAATGTTCGATGAGATATGGGGGAAACCTGTAGGCGATTTTTGGGTGTCGTTAATGACTGATCGAGAGTTTGGGCTTCCTGTGAAGGATCCCAAAAACCATGAATATTATAATTATGATAACAAGTACCATATTAAATATACGAGAGGGCAACCTATGGGTGCTCTCTCATCATGGTCCGCCTTAGCTTTATTACATCACTACATTGTACAGTATGCAGCGTATCGGGTATTTGGAAAAATACAAGCCTTTACGCAATATCGGGTTTTGGGGGACGATATTGTGATTGGTAACCGAGAGGTTGCAGAGTCTTATTTAAAAGTTTGTGAAGAGTTTTCTATCCCGATTGGTTTGTCGAAAAGTGTCGTGTCTCCGCGCTCTTCCCACGAGGGGAAGTACGGGGATCGACTTTTTCAATTCGCAAACCAGATTGCCCTGGGTTCCGAGAATATTTCCCCTTTATCTTTAAAGGAGGAGATTCAGGCTAATTCCATTGCCTCTCGGTTAGAGTTAATCTCTAAATTGGTGGGAAGGGGGTGGCATAATGCCACAGGAAGAAAGATTCTTTCTTTTTATCTAAGAGCCCTTAATCCAACTCGTTGGAAGCTGGGTACATCTCAACTAACATCGGGTAAAATCCCTTTGTTTGTTGAGGCTCTGTTACCTTTACTGCTGAGTCCGATGTCGAAAGACATTGGTCTAACAGGGTTAAGCAAGTACTATGCATGGTACCAGGTTTTAACTGGTTCATACAATTTTGCTAACTTATTTAAACATAAGCTTTGGTCTTCAGACCTGAACTTGACAAAACATAAAAGATTTGTCGAATTCTTGTCTGAGAGAGCAAGGGATATCTATAGAGATATCCTTGTTCAACAGAGCTGGCTCGGGGGCGAGGAGAAACGCCATCGACTTCTTTTGGATGTCGATCGCGATTACCCTCGTTTTGGTAATTGGTGGGTTCCATACGTA